TTTGGCGCTCTTGGATATAAAGACGGTGAACGTTTTGTTATGATGGAGCAGAATCCGCAGGTTGCAGAACTTACGGCTCAGCTTGAAGAAATGCAGGCATACATACAGTCTGAACAAGGAAAGCTGCAAAATAGAGTTACCATTGAGCAGATGAAACAGCAAGGCAATCTTGAAGTTGCTAACATGAAGTACGGCACAGAGATTCGCAAAAAAGAAATGGAAGCCCAGCTAAAAAATATTGATTTACAATTAAAGCAGGAAGACGTAGCAACTAGACGTGCTGAGTTAATGTTGCAAAGAGAAGCTTTAATAAATCAGATAGCAGATTCTGAGATTGCAAGACAAGAAGAGATGGTTGACGAAGGCGACATTGGAGTAATGGCTAGAGACGACTATGGTAAAATACCTTACGCAGTAGGATAATATGGATTACTATGATCCCCGTGAAGTCGGGATTGATGACTTAGTTAAAAGAATAAGAATAGGTCATACTACAAAAGATTTTTTAAATACGTCCGTAGGTAAAGCAATATTAACAAAAGCCCTAAATGAATATATAAAGGGAATTAATAATCTAGAAGATATTGGTTTAAACGGATTTAAGGGTTCTTCAGAAGAAGAACTAAAAGAGTACCGGAAGATTGTTTCTGATCTCTCAACACCCTTAAAAACGCTGCAGTGGTTTGACAGTATTATACAAGAAGGGGAGAATGCTGATAAGATTTCAAAATACAAATCTTCTGGTGTGTTAGAACCATAAGGAGATAGTAATATGGAAAACGCTACCCAAGAAGAAGTTCAGGATGCGTTAGAGTCGGAAGAAGTTGTTGAAGAACAAGCTGTTAATGATCTTGATATGCCTAAAATAAACCCTCTTTCCGCTAGGGAAAAGGCTTTAGAGGAGATCTATAACAGACGTAGGGAAGAAGAGCACGTAGAAGAAGAAGCAGAAGAAGAGGCTCAGGAAACTCCAGATGCGCCAGTATGGTTTAATGGAGAACATTGGGTTACAAAAGTTAAAGTCAATGGTGAAGAAGTAGATGTACCATTTGATTCTTTGAAGTCTTCTCACCAGAAAGATCGTGCATCTCAAGAAAAGTTTCAAGCTGCTGCTGTTAAAGAGCGAGAGCTTATGTATCGAGAGCAGCAGATTCAAGAACAATTAAGAATGTTAAATTCTCAACCATCCGGTCAGGACGTTGAGCAAACGGAAGAAGCTGGCGGTGTTGAAGACATTGTCGAAAAATACCATGAGGCATTATTCCAGGATGACGCAGCGGAGGCTGCTAAACTACTCAGGACCTTGGCAAATAGTGGGCGCAGCAATGCCACCCAAAATGTAGAAGAGGTTGTAAATCAAGCTATTCTTTCTCATGAAGCAAGAAAAAAAGCAGAGCAAGAGCATATTCAGAGGGCAGCATATCAGTCTGAATTAGAGGATGCGGTAAGATCTTTTAATGAAGATTATCCAGATATCGCACAATCTGAGGAGCTTCGAGCTATTGCAGATAGGAAGACGATTACCCTAACGGAGCAAAATCCTAATTGGACACCGTCGCAGATTATCAATGCAGCTGCTGAGTACACTCGTGAGTGGGCTGGAACTAGTAATGATTCAAATGAACGGGTTAATCGCAAGCAAAAAATTGTGAGACAACCTAAATCCGTAAGGGCTTCGGCTGGCAATGCGAAGAATGATGTCCCTATGACACCATCTCAAATTGTTGCAGAAATGCGTAAAGCTAGAGGCCAAAACTTATAACTCTTTTGGAGGTTAATTATGGCTGGACAAGTATGGTCAGTTAACACCTCTGGTGGTTATATGTATGCTGACAACCTGAGCCGCCTTCTTCGGATGGCAGTTCAGCCGATGGTCAAGTTCCGTCAGTTCTGCGACGTAAAAGACGCAGCGCATCAGGGCTTACATCGCGGCGATACATTCCATTGGAACGTGTACAGTGACGTTGCCACGCAAGGCACGACACTAACAGAGACCAGCACCATCCCAGAAACCTCGTTCACTATTTCTCAGGGAACCATGACCATTACGGAAGCTGGTAACAGCGTACCGTACACTGGTAAATTGGATGATCTCTCTGAGCAGCCTGTGGCCGAAGTTATCCGGAAAGTGCTGAAAAACGATGCTACTAAAGGATTCGATAATCTTGCTGCTGCGCAGTTTGATGCCGCGAAAGTTCGCGTCACGCCTACTGGCGGTACGAGTACGACTTCTTTGGTGGTTACAGAGAATGGTGCGTCTGCAACGGTTAACAACGTTGCTCTTGGTAAAGAGCACGTCAAGTTGATTGTTGACGAAATGAAAGAGCGTAACATCCCAGCGTATGCTGATGATGATTATTACTCAATCTCGCGTCCCTCGACCTATCGTCAGTTAAAAAATGATCTTGAAGGAATCAAGCAGTATATTGATGCTGGTTTCCAGATGATTATGAACGGCGAGATTGGTCGTTACGAGGGTGTGCGTTTCGTTGAGCAGACTCACAAAGGTGCCGCAGCTCTCGGTACTTCAGCTAGTGCATGGTCCAACGGCAAGTCCGATTGGTGCCTGTTCTTTGGTGAAGATACTGTTGCTGAAGCTATCGCTGTTCCTGAAGAAATTCGTGGGAAAATTCCTGGCGACTTCGGACGGGACCGTGGTATTGCGTGGTATTACTTGGGAGGTTTCGGCCTCGTTCACACACAAGCAGCCCAGTCACGCATCGTGATGTGGGATAGCCAATCTTAAGGAGAAATTGTTATGAGTTACAGCGATCCACGTCCTTATGCATTCAGCTATTACCACGACTTTGGTGCAGGCACTGGTTCCATGATTATTCGTGGTCCAGAAGGAAAGCAAGGTAGCATCAAAGAGATTGATGTTGAAGCTATCGAAACTTTCAATGCCGTCACTACGGAAGGTGCTGTCAATCTTGGTTCTTCTGCCGCTGGTACGCAGTACGTAAACATGGGTTTAGGTACGCTTGCTGCTGGTGCTCAGCAGAGCCTGACTGACACGGCTGCTGACCTTGTGCTCGACGCACTTCCAGCTGATACCGATATTCATCTGACTTTGAAAGCTCCTACTGGCGGTACTCCTGCTGGTCAGGCGCATGTTCATGTCATGATTGAATGGTACTAGGAGGAAATTATGAAAGATAGTGCAAGTGGCAAAATGCCCGATAATGGTTTGACTGAGAAGAAGTCTTTTGCAGGAGAATCCCTAGCTTCAATGGGGATGGACAGCAAAGGCCCAGATCAGAAACCTATGGGTATCGCAAAAGGCAGTGTTAGTGCTCCCTCAAAAGGGAAGTTCGAGCAAGCCTAATTGATGCGGGGGAGGGGCAACTCTCCCCCAATTCATTTCAATTCTAAGGCCGTAGGGAACATCTTTTTCGTGCTCCCTAGGACCTATACAGGTATAACCTAAGCCAACCTACAGGGTAAGGTAATCATATGAAAATCAATCTAATAACTGCGTATATTGGTGACCAAGAAAAAACGCCTACAGAAAGCTATGGTTCTACCGAGCCCAAGCAAAAAGGATTTACAAGCGGCGATCAACTATTCGATGAGCGTTGCAGAGAGTATTCTGCAGAGCAGCCGCGATCTAACAATGAAGCCAGAGTTAATGGAAAAATGGTACGGTCTGGAATGACTGTGTCAGGATGGGGATACTAAAATGGCATTAACAGCGGCTCAAAGAAAAAAAATTCAAACTCAAATGAAGAACCAATTGCAGCAAGTGGCTGCAAGACGTGGAGCTATGAAAAAAGTTGGCCCTAAAGGATCTACTACTCATAAAAATGTAGGCAGTACAAAAGGTTCTAAGTATAGGGGAACACTAGCTGGTCTGGGTTACAATGCAGAAGAATTAAAGTACGCTAAAGAATATAGAAAAAAATACAAAGAATCTGGAAGCCAAAAGAAAGATTATAAATCAGCATTTAAACTAGGTCACAGCGGTAAGATTACAAATAACGAAGCACTTACTCCAGCAGGAGCTAAAAAAGACAGAATGAAAAGTATCAAACAGGGTGGAACTGTTGGTAAAGGAACTCATTCTTCTGGTAAAGCTAGAACTGAAGCTAGAGATTGGCGCAAAAAACACGTTGATTCTTTAAAGAAAAAGCATAAGATTGGTGCGGGAGCTACTGCTGCACAAAAAAAAGCTTATTCAGAGGCTAGATCAAAAGTTATTAAACGACACAAAAGGATGATTGCTAGTTAATTGAAAATAATAAAAGTTCCTGAAAAGGAAATTTCTGACTTTACTCCCGAAGACTTTGGTGGAATAAGAAAAGAAAAAACAGTTTGTGTAATTAGATACGGAGCTTTTGGAGACATACTGCAGACAGGTTCAGTTCTGCCGTTACTACAAAAGCAGGGATACAGAGTCTGTGTTAACACTAATGAAGCAGGAAAAGATATATTAAGATCTAATCCTTACGTTGATGAGCTTTTAGTACAAAGAACTAATCAGATATATCCAGATAAACTAGATGATTACTGGGCGCATTTTGATGGGTTATTTGACAAGGTGATTCAATTTTCAGAATCTGTAGAGGGAACCTTATTAGTTGTTGGAGACAGGACGATTCAGTTAGAACAAGGTCCAGTTCTTATTCCTGGAGATAAAAGGTTTAAATGGGATAAGGAAGATATTCATGCGGAATGTAATATTAATTACATGGAGAGAATGCATGACATTGCTGGTGTAGATCATGAGTTTGACACATCATTCTACCCAACAAAAAAAGAAGAATCCAGAATGAGAGATTGGAAAAAGAAAAAAGTAAAGACTAAACATCTTGTTATGAATGTTTTGTCTGGATCTTCTGTGCATAAAGTTTGGCCTGGAAATGATGCTTTAATGGCTAGGTTTCTTGGTATGCGAAAAGATGTTACGTTTATTACAGTAGGTGACTACGCATGTAAACTTCTTGAGCAAGGATGGGAAAAAGAAAGCAGGGTAATAACTACATCTGGTGAGTGGCCTATAAGAGATGTTTTGACTTTAGCCAAACTATGCAATGTAATTGTAGGGCCAGAGACAGGAGTATTAAACTCTGTTTCTAACTACAGCAGAGTGCATAAGAGCTTATTCTTATCTCACTCATCAAAAGAAAATTTAAGCAAGCACTGGAATAACACTACAACCTTTGAGCCATTTGAAGCAGAATGTTATCCTTGTCATAAAATGCATCATGGCTTTGATACTTGTGCCAGAGATGAAGAAACAGGCGGTGCTTTGTGTGCATCTAAAATACCAGTAGGTAAAGTTTACATGGATATAGCGAAGAACTTAAAATGAGTACATACTTACAATTATGCCAAGATATGTCCAGAGATATAGGTATTCCTGGAACTGGTCCATCAAGCGTAACAGCTTCTGATCTTTCAGAAGAGGAGCTTGCTGTTGTTCGCTACATAAAAAACGCTGACCTAGATATACAGCGCAGATGGTTTAACTGGGATTACCTGTGGAGCGAAGCAACTATAACCCCTTCAGTTGGAGTGTCCACTCTAACATCACCAGCAGATTTAGGCAATTGGAAGCTAGATTCTATTGTCTTTAGCAAAGCTACAGATGACTATCAACAGTTAGACTTTATGGATTGGGAGCCATATAGACTTGAATACAAGCTTGGTGTAATAGACTCAGGAACTCCAGAAGTTTTTTCTATTAAACCTGATAACGTTATAGATGTTTGGCCTACCCCAGATTCTACTACAACTATATCTACGGAATACTACAGGGTTCCTACAGAATTAGCAGCAGATTCAGATATATCTTCTATTCCCCCACGATTTCACAATATGATTATTGCTAGAGCAAAAATATATTATGGCGAGAATGAAGATGCTCCTGAAATACTTAGCGGGGCATTGGCTTCTTTTGAAGACTTGCTTGACAAGCTAGAGTCAGACCAACTTCCAGGTCAAAAGAATAGAAGGTTCTCTAAGGTGCAAGACTTATTTAACTATACAGTTAGGCCAGAATGACAAAATTAAGAAATCGTCGTTTAGCTCCTTCAGGACTTCAGTCAAAGTATTTTCCATTTACTGGTGGAATAAACCTTGTTGATCCTGCTTTATCTATAAGTCCTGGCGAGTGTGTATCTGCTGATAACTTTGAGGTTGATATCAGAGGTCGATACCAAAGGTTAGACGGATATGAAAGAGCAGATGGTCAAACGCTTCCTTCTAAAGTTGTATACTATAGAATACCTTTTACTTTAGGAACATCTAAGTACAGTGTATTTAGTAGCTCATATAGCTCAGCTTTTAGTCTTCAGATTCCAGCTACTGGTGATATGGTAAAGGGTGAAACAAGTGGCGCTACTGGAACAATACTTCAAGTTAGTATAGAGGATGTTACTGGAGATTCTAGTGCGGGATCTTTTGCTACCTCAAATGCAGAAGGATATATTTATTTTGTAGTAACAAGTGGAACATTGCAAGACGGTGAAACCTTGCTATTTTTAAATTCAGACAGCGCTTTCGGAAGCGCATTCAATGTGGAGTACAATTAAATGGGAACACCTACAGCCTTAAGAAAAACTAGAGCAGTTTTAACAGGCACAAGTTTTGCAGACAACACCACTGGAGCAATTACTGCGCAGATGTTAAGGCAGTATGTTGAATCAGGTATGGGTGGATACGGATGCATAAACAATGCAGCAGGAGATGGCACTCCTGCAGTTCAAGCAATTGCAAACGGCACAACAGTAACGGTAGACTTTTCTGCAGGATCTTCTGGGTCTGATGTGGCTCAGGATACTGGCACAGTTTCTTCAACTACTGTCGGAGCTGATGCTGACTTTGCTAATGACCAAGTTAGAATATACGATAAAGGATTCTATTTGGTAAACATGTCTTTGTACATAAAGCAGGCAGCTACTGCAAACATTATATGGACTGCTATGGTATCTACCGATAACACTGGAGGATCAACAGTCGATGCTCCTGCAATCAAAGCAATCCAATACATTACTAACGCAAATGACGTTGGAACTTTTGTTGCTTCAGGTATTATAGATTGCACTGGACATACCACATACACTGACGTGTATCCAAGAATTAAACATAACAATGGGAGCAGTCAAAATATTTATTTAAACTACGGTCAACTATCTGTTATTAGGGTTGGCTAATGGGTCTTTACGCAACATCAGTTGCATTTGGTCCTCCTGTACTAAGGGATGCAAGTGCTG